AGGCGGCTCTTCGTCGACGATCAGCAGGGCCATCTGGAACCCGCTGACCGTAGCGACGCGGATGACCTCGTCGTCGACCAGCTCGCTCAGGGCCTGCTGGCCTTCGGCGGAGGGGGTGCCCGGCGGGATCAGACGCGAGGTGGCCACATAGGCACCCGGATGGAAGGCGGTGAAGGCTTTCACGATTTCAGTCTTGATGCTCATGTGTCCTCTTGTGGTTCGTAGACCAGCGTACAGCGGCAGTTTATCACTTCGCTCGCATCGCCGGAGGGGTCGGAAGGAAATGCCATGGTGGACTCGCCCACCTTGAAGTCGTCGTCCAGCCCCACGGACTGGCCATCAGCATCAGCATGGGTCTCTCGCACGCGGTCATCGTTGGCCGCAATCCACACCTTGTTCAGCGGTCCGGTGCTTTCCTGCATCTCCTGCGCCGTCTCGAACGTCGCAGAGTTGAACGCACTGGCAGTCTCGGTCCTGGCTATCATTCGCGCGCGGTAGTCTCCAACGGCACCGCCAACCGTATCCTTTATCCTTCCCGCTATCTCTGCGGGTGTCAGCTCTTCTTCGATTCCCTTGGCCACAGCCTGCCGCGCCAAGTCCAGAGTCGTGTCTGTCACTTCATCGGCCCGGTTCTCAGCATGCAACTTGATGTAGTCTGCTGCGATCTTGGCTGCGAAGTCTGGGTCTGATCTGGGGTCTACGAATCGCTTGTCTCGGGGGCGCGCTTTGCTCGTCTTGCGCAGCTGCATAGCTGCCACACCGCTCGGTATGGCCACAGTGTAGTTCCCCACCAGCAGGGAGTAAAGCGCACGTTTAGAGGCCTTGATTGCAGCCTCTGTGGATTTCAGTCCACCTTTTACATACGCTGCGGAAGCGCGATTGGACAACGACCTGAAGAGACGACGGTACGCAGGCTCGATGCCGTCTGCGATTACCAAGATCTGCTTCTCTGTCATCAGCCGTAAACCTTCTCCACCAGCGCGCATGACGCAGCGCGACAGGCTGCTGCCGCGTTCGCATGGCTGCGACCGGCCGCAACGTTCCCGCGCGCGGTCGCGAGGGCGGACACGTTGTCGTGGGACAGAGCAGCCTTGTCGTACGCCTCGACCGCCTTCATGCGACTGGTGTAGTCGAACGCACCGCCGGCCATCGCCTGGGCACCGTCGGTGATGCGCTTGGCGCGCTCTGACATGGACGCAATGTCCGAGTCAGCTGCGATGATCGCGGCGGTCGCAGCGTGGCCGATCGGGGTGTCGGGGCCGGCAAAGGTGCCGAGGGTGTGACGTGGCTGTGCCATCAGAGGACCCCTATGATCTTCATCTGTTTCTTGACCTGATCCTTCAGCGCTTCATCGTCGGGCGGGGCTTCCTTGCCACCGAAGGGCACAGGCTCAGGCGGAACCTCCTGCGACCCTTCTTCGATCGGCTCCAGGATGGCCTTGATCTGCGCCTCGTTGAGCGCGGGGAAGGCAGCGAGCATGACCGCGGTGGCCGACTCTTTGGGCAGTGTGCCCTGAGCGACCTGCGTGATGATGTCCAGCATGGACGTGATCTGGAGGCCGTTCATGCTGGTCTTCTGCACGTCAGTCATGGAGCTCTCGATGTCCTTGGTGGACTGGAGCGCGACGGCCGTGTTGGGCATGTACAGCTGATCCGCACCGCGAACGTCCTTCATCGGCTCCATGTCCAGGGCCTCGCGCTTCTCGTTGAGCGTGAGGAAGGTGGCCGCCTGTATGACCGTCCACTTGGCCACGCGCGATGGCTCCAGCGCGGGGACCTTGTCGAGCTTCAGCTTGATCTCGATCTTCTCGCCGTACATCTGGCTGAACCACCGGCTCAGCTCCTCATACACCTTCTCGGCCAGGGGAACGACCGTGTCCTGCCACAGGGCGAGGCGGGCCTGCTCGTAGTTCGCGAAGGTCTGCTCACCGGGGATGGGGATGACCTGCGTCGGGACACCGAAGGCAGCAGCGATATCCTGCGAGGACATCTTCTTGCCGTTCAGCCAGTCCATCTCCAGGGGGCTGAGGGCCATCGTCTGCCATGCCATGTCGCCGCTGAGGATCATGGGCCGGCGGGCATTCTTCGCGCCTGTGTAGGACTCTTCCAGCTCGGCCTTGAACTTCGCGTACTGGCCTTCGGTCAGCTGCTGCTTGATGCAGAGCGCGCCCTGGGGCACGGACGCATTCTGGAGCAGCCGCATGTTCCAGGTGTTCGCCTCGTTGTGCTGATCCACTGCGAAGGCGGCAGTTGCCACGGGCGAGAGACCGTAGAACGGGTCCATCGGGTTGAAGGTCTTGATCTGGAGCAGATCGCTGTAGCCCGTCAGCGGATCGACATCCCAGGTGCGCGCGTGCGCGGGGACGCCGTCGTCATAGACGTAGCCCAGCGGCACGAAGCCAGCGCGCGGTTCCACGCTCTTCATGGGGAACGATGGCCAGACGTACAGCTCTTTCGGCTCACCCGAGCTGGCACGCAGGGCCTCGATGAAGCCGTTGCCCGTGATGAGGTAGAAGCTGAGGTACGCCTCCAGCAGGGACGTCCCGCTCTGCACCGGGTTCGGCTTCTTCAGCAAGGTGAGCAGCGGGTGCTTCTCGACCTCCGCGCCATTGACCTCCACCTTGACGGGGATGGTGGCGATGCTCTGCGAAATGATCTCCACGCAGCGCGCCACGATGACGCATCGCTGATAGCCGTCGGTCGCGTACGCCTTGGAACTGGAGATATTCCAGCGCACCGCCGGCAGACCTTGGATGGTGGCCTGGGTGTCGGCGAACTTCTTGGACTCACGCTTCGTGAATGGCCACATATTAATATCTCACAGAAGGGGAGTTGATCGCCTGCTCGGCGAAGTAGTTCACAGCCCCGGACAGGCTGTCGACTTGGTCATCGTGTGGCATGGTGTCCGGCTTCTCATCCACTTGGTCCCAGTCCGCGAAGTTCTCCAGCTCGTCCAGGAAGTCTTCGTTCCAGCGGCCGCGAACGAGCTTGATGTTGCCCTGCTCCGCCTGTGCGCTGGCGATGCGCGCGCGTAGGGCCTTCTTCGTGGTGACGCGGCGGGTGTGGAACACGCGGTCTGGGAACAGCGTGCTGAGCTCCTCCACCTCGCTCTTGCCGGCCTGACCCGGATCTTCTTCGGCCACCACCACACACTCGGGGCCGTCCTGCGTGGCACAGTTGCGCATCGCGGACTTGACCTTGTTCGGCCGCTCGCGCATGCGGGCGACGTCGAGGATGTAGAAGATGCCCTTGACGTAGCGGCAGCAGAGACCGACCGTCCAGTCGGGGTCGCGCGCGCCCGGGCCTTCGGGTGTGGCAGCGCGGTCCCAGTAGCGGACGTCCGGCTCACCAGCCATCGCAGGGGCAGCATCCACAACTTCGAACCACTCACGCTTGAAAAACATCCCAGCCACGGGACGGATCTTCCAGTTACCATCGAGAAGCTGTGACCTCTCAACCAATGATAAAGATTTAAGATTTCGGAGGTAGTCAGGGTCATTCTTCAGAAGGATCCGGTTATCCGTCACCTTGGCTGGGATAAAGGTTACTGATTTGGCTTCGTCGGCTTTGTCACCGAACTTCTCGGGGCTGTCCGACCACAGGAGCTTATCATCGTCGCGGATGAACCAACGAACCACGCCCGAGCGCTCCGGGCGCGCAAGGCCCGTTTTCTCGTCAAGCCACCACGACAGGAACTGGGCGACCCACGAATTCGCATCAGGGTTGCATGTGGCCCGAACATATGGGCGCATCCCGAGAGGACCCGGCAGGCGGTTGCGCGAGAGCATGTAGAAGAATACAGATCGCGTGAAGTGGGTGAGCTCATCAAAACCGATAAACGGAAGCGCCGATCCTTGCCACGCATATTTGTCACCCTCATGCTGCATGTGACTAAACTGCACACGGGAACCGTTAGGCCACACGAAGGCATTCTGTCCATCCTTTGCTTCACCACCGATGAGGGGGAAGATCATGCCCGCGCTGTCCCACAGACCGCCGGGGTTGCGGATCTCAGGGTAGGTGCGGCGGAAGAGAACGGCTTTGAAGCCTGGACGGTGCAGGTGGCGAGCAGCCTCCATCAGGATGCCGATGGTCTTGCCACCGCCGGCCGCGCCACCGTAGATCACGATGTCTGCGCTGGACTTGAGGAACTGCTCCTGCGGGCCAGCCTGAGGGCGGAAGGGTTCGGTCATGCTGCCACCTTCACGAGGTCAGCGTCTGATGTGATCGAGCCGTCCAGGAAGTACTTGCCGTTGCCATTGACCCAGGTGTCGTGACGACGGGCGGAGCAGCACATGACGAGATAGATCGTCTGCATGTGCGGCCCCTTGCCGACAACATCCGCTTTCATGCAGCGCCAAGTCTCGCCCAGGCGACAGGTGTACTTCTTGCCGACCTTCATCATGCTGGGTCCCGCCCATTGTCCGGCAGGTAGAGCATGACTTTCTTCTCTTCAGCGGGAGGAGCCTGCTTGACTTCCTCAACCTGTTTCCCGTAGATGCTGCGGGCGCGACGCTCCAGCCACCAAGCGGCAGCGACCCAATTCTTCTTACCCGCTTTGATGATTGTGCGAGAGAAGGTGTCTACGGCTGAGTTGTGGGCGGACTCCACCTCGTCGAAGAAACGCAGGCAGTCCATGTCCTCCGTGGTGCAGTCGGTCGGTAGGGCGCCTTC